GATTGACGAGCTAAAGGCAGATCTTGCGCGGCTGGAGGAAGTCTGGTTTCTGGCAAACGGCAAGCATTTATAAATGTGTGACACGATCTGTCACAGGTCTGTCGTATAATAGAGGACACAGGGCAACAACGCCCACCAACACAGGAGAGATCACGTGAAAAAGATCACGCAAGAAGCCTTCGCGGCTTGGAAGTATGGAGAATCATTCATGAAATCCAACACCCGCGTCACCCCTGAAGGATCGGTCTTCCTCCACGGGAACGAGATCGTCCGTGTGGGGGCTGACGCTGTCCTCGTCTCCGACGGGGGTTTCGGGTGGTCGAAGACCACCCGCGAGCGTCTGTCACCGTGGATCACGTTCTCCCGGAAAAACGGGCAACCTCTCATGGATGGAAACCCTTACGAATCAGGTACTTGGGTGGCTCTCACCCGCAAGACTTGGTAGCCCCAACCCCTAACCCCTTGATTTCCTTTCACTTTTTCCCTTCAGGAGAAAAACCTATGTACTTTCAACACTTTGTAGCCGCTGTCTGTCAGACCCTCGAAAGCATGGATCACCCGATCGAAAAACTGCTCCCCCGCAGGGAGGCGGAAATGCTGCTCTGCGATTGCTTCGAGGCCGGCTGGACACCAGACCAGACGATCGACAAGGTGCTCTCTGATGCTCGCGGGGAATGGCTCTTCAACGATTTTTGGAGGGATTGATCCAACGTGTGACGCGATCTGACACAGGTCGATCGTATAATAGAGGGCAAGGGGCAACGAAGCCTCCCACAACGATCCGAGGAGATCACTATGCAATACCGCGAATGGCGAAAAAACAAAGCAAAATCAGACACTTCCTTCGTTTCGGCGTGGAGAGATTCCAGGGGTCTCCCAGCCCTCTCTGATGCCGAGAATGCCGAGCGTTTCGACTCCTACCTCTGGCTGATGCGCGAGCTTGACAAAATCGTGCTTCGCAAGATGCGCGCCGAAGAGCGCGAGGAGCGCGAGCTTTCCGGCTCCCTTTCCTTTGAGCGCGAGCGTTACGGGGAGAACGTCGATTTTGACGACATCTCCCTCGACGTTGACGATGAAGTCGATGTGGACGGGCTTTCCGACGAAGATCTCCCCTTCTAACCCTAACCACCGCCCTTTGGGGCGGTTTCCTTCTAACTCCCTACTTTTCTTCACTTTTTCCTCGATGAGGTGCTAAATGCTTGATTTTGCAAAACTTTCCCTTGGTGTCGCAATTGCAACCCTTTTCTACGCAGCCCCCGCGCTGATCTTCTTTGCGCTCCAACTTCCCTAACAATATCAACCGGTTACAAGAAAGTTTGTTTTTTTTCTTTTTTTTGTCAGAAAATCGGCTCAAAACCGTATAAGATAGTAAGACAAAGGGGCAGAGGGAAGCAATGGAGCTTCCCTCTTGAACCCCTCCCAAGGAGATCATCATGAGCATCCATACTTTGTTCGAGTTGGCAATCGTCGAGTCCAAAGCAGCCCAAACCCGCGATCGCGTCCGCGACCTCGAAGCATTGCTTGGCTCTCTCGAACTCTCGGATCTCGTCGAGTTCGAGCTTGAGCGCATGATCGCTACGGAAAAGGCGCGCCTCGCGACCCTTGAGCGCAGACTGCACTCTGTCGGTACGAAGGAACGTCTCGCGCTGGTGGAGCATGCGATCGAAGCCTGTTTTTGGAGCGAAGTCACTGACCAAGAAGAGCAGGAACTCGAAGCAGAGGCTGCGCTTCTGCGGTGCAGGCTCCTCCGAGAGGAAGGCAAAGCACCTGCACCGAACGCAGTCTGACCTAAGTTCCCGTTTTCCTTCAACTTTTTTTCCTTCAACTTCAGGAGCCAGCTATGTCCTTGTCCCAATTGGCAAATCTTTTCTTCTTCGTTTCCCTCGCTGCCGTGGGGTTCTACGGCGTGATCATGTTCGTCTTGTGTGATCAGTATGTCCGCGCCCTGATGGATTCCCCAGAGGTCGACAGCTACGAGGTGATCGAAGCCACCCCTTCGATCCTCCTCTTGTTCTCGGTCTCTCTGACCGGTTGCGTTGTTTGGTTCGCTGTGGGCGGCTTTTGCCAGACCTTCGCATAACCAATTGACCCAACCCCTTGTTTTCTTTCAACTTTTCAGGAGATTCAAATGAAAAAGGCTTTCACCGTAACTATCGAAAAAGGTTCAAGAATTGGCAAGGCTGTGATGGAGGCGACGAGCTTCTCGGAGATTCGCCGTCAGTTCGCCCTGATGCAGCGTAACGACGTGAATCTGAAAGGGTTTTCAATCGTCAAGATTCAGGAGAACGAAAAGCCCCAGCGTGTCGGGCGTTTCGAGCGTCCGACTCTCCGCAGCCCGATGGGCAGGCATCTTGACGCTGCAAGCAAAGCACAGCCTGCAAGAAAGAAAAAAGGAGAAGCGATCTTGAAAAAAGAAAACAAAAACAAATAGTTGCAAAGGGGGGTGCCCCTCCCCCCCTCCTCCTCGCCCTTTCCGGAATCTAAAATCCCCTGTAAGATCAGGGGGTTACGAGGCGGGGCTAGCCCTCACCACACACACAGAAAAATTTCAGAGATTCGAACCCTTTCCAATGACTTCCCAAAAAATCCAAATCCTTTCCAATATAACCCAATCCCAAAAAAATTCCTAGAAAAAAATCCCAAAATTTGAACCTTTTTGTTCTATTTATAATAAACAAAAAGGACAATCTAAATGAAAATCACCAAACCAATCTTAACCAAAATCATTAGGGAAGAAATTCTGGAAGAAATGATAAGACAGAAAGCTTCGAAAAATAAAGAAACAATTCTCCAAAGAGCAATGACAGAAGCAAAAGTAGCAGAAAAGCAATACTTTAAAACAATCAAAATTTTCGATCAACTAGAAAGGTTCACTCCAACTCCTGTTATCAATGAAGCCAATGACCGGGAAGAAGATCTGCTTGAAATATTCAAGAGATTATCAGATGAAGAAAAGCAGCAGCTTTTGACGGCACTAGACGAAGCTAGCGAAGCAGGAAAAAACATGAAAGAAATCACAGATAGCATCAAGAGCGACGGAGAGAAAGGCATCAGGGAAAAACTTGATGACATTTTTGTTAATGTTAGAATATTTTTCAACACAGTGAAGGTGTGGGGTGCTCTTGGCTTGATAGGGTGGGTAGGAAAGCAGTTGTATGATTCAGGCTTGGTTGGAATGATATCAAAAGCCTTGAGCGGTCTTATTTCTTTTGCAAAAAAAATTCCGGGCTTGAGTTGGCTAGCTGAAAAGCTTTTAGACATGTCAACAAAGTACGTCCTCCCAGCGGCGACAAAATTGGCCGGCTGGATCGGTGGCTTGAGTTGGTCAGCTATCAAGGCAGGGATCATTGCTTTTTCCAATTCGCACCCATTTTTGGCTGCTGGCGTTGCTGTTGTTATGTTTTCTTGGATTGGAGCAATGGTCGTGAAGGTGTTGAGACTTCTGACCCGGCCAACAAAAGAAGCTGAATTCTTTGATTTTATCCGAGGCCCGATTGCCTTCATGAAATGGTGTTATCAAAAAACATTTGGAGAAGAAAAAGAAATCAAAGAAAATCTTCTTGAACATTGCTTGACCTTTCATCTTTCACCTGCCTGAATAAAGAACCACAAAAAGCTTCAATCTTCCAAAAAAAATTCCCAAATTGAAAAAAATGTCCGATCCTTTGACCTATTTATAATAAATAAAAAGGAAGCCCCAATGAGAATCACCAAATCAATCTTGAAAAAGATCATCAAAGAAGAGATCCTTCTAGAAATGATGGACAATCCAATTGCAAAGATGAGACAATTTGCTGCCGATGACCACAAAAACATTAAAAATATCATACAAGCCTACAAACTAGCAGGCTCAATACAAAATGAAAATATGAAAAGAATGGCAATTGACTATTTCATGAGACACTTTGGAGACGAACTGCATAGGATCAATCTGGGGAGAGCCAATCTGGAAACCTCCAGTCCGGAGGGAGTCAACCTGAAGAAAGCCAGTCTACAGAAAGCCAATTTGAGAGGAGTCGATCTGAAGGGAGTTAATCTGGAGGAAGCTAGTCTTTGGTGGGCCGGCCTAAAGGGAGCTAATCTGGAAGGAGCCGATCTACAGGGAGCCGATCTACAGTCAGCCAATCTAGTGGAAGCCAATCTGCATAGAGCCAATCTTGAGGGAGCCAATCTGGAGTACGCCTATATGAAGAAAGCCAATCTAACAGAAGCCAATCTGGAGGGAGCCATTCTGAAGGGGGCCTTTGCGTCGGGAGTCAATCTAGCGGGAGCCAATCTTGAGGGAGCCAATCTGGATGTCGCCGATCTGGAGGGAGCTACATACAACTCCAAGACTAAATTCAGTACAGGTTTCAACCCAGAAGAACGTGGTATGGTCTTAGTTAAGAAATAAGATTCCGAATAAAAAGGAAAAAAAATGAAAATTAGCAAATCAACCTTAACCAAAATTATCAAAGAAGAAATTTTAAAAGAAATGACAACAGGTAATGAGCGATTCGCTCGAATCAGACAAGCTCTAGAGTCTGGTCAGGATATCCCGCCTGAAATTAGCAGGGAATTTACGCCCATGGAGGCAGATTTTGTTCGCCACCATCGTGCGGAAGAACGCCTTCATCAGCTTCGCTCTTTCTTTTTACGTGGGGAAAGAATCCCTCCCCTCAGAAACTTATCAGATTCAGAAAAAAAAGTGATTTTTAAATCACTTGGGGAACTTGGGAACTCTCCCGGAATTCGAAACCAGCTAACTGGTCATCTGATGGATCAGTTCCCCTTGCGCGCTAGTGATGCAATTACTGCGGCTTTTGAAGACTTTGTTGCAGAAAAAAACTTGAATGAAGACCCCCAATTCGAAGAGGGATTCGAGAACCAAGAATATATGACTAATTATTTCGATATCCACAACCAATTGGTTCTTGGCACGATCGAGAGGGCTGGAGGCGATTATCTTTATGATCATATTAAAGGTAAGGATCTTATGTCTGAATTAGAAAAAAAAATAGGCGAGTACATTCAAAAATGCACCAACCCTAGGAAAAGACCAGCAAAATTTAAAATCATACCTTACAGTAAATATCAATGGAATGCAGATGAAGATGATTATGGAGAAGAACTATGAAGATCACCAAATCAATCTTGAAAAAAATCATCAAGGAAGAGATCCTTCGAGAGATGATGAGCAATCAACGTGTGGAGAAAATCAGGAATGCGCTAACAACAAATAGAGATCTTCCTTTCAAAGAATTTGAAAATCCTATCGAAGCAAAATACGTGATTCACAACTTGAAGGTTGATTCCGATCCTGTTGTTAATGTTTTCGAAAAACTTAACAAAGAGGAAACCGTGCTTTATAGCGACATCACACCAAAGTTTGTTATGACTCTTATGGAAAAACCCAATTTGTTCTTTGCTCTTGCAAAGAGCTATGGAATTCAAGTGAAAATCCCAGATGATTATTTATTTAGATGGCCTGTCGATATGAGTCTGAACAAAATCTTTTCCGGGGGAGATCGAGAAAAGATTGACATATATAGAGTTGAATTGAATCTAGACACAGAGGGCCGAAAAGTTCGCAGCTTCATGACTTACTTGAACGGTGATGTGATTGGCACTGCTGTTTCGGATACTCAAGCACGAAGGGTTATTTCTTCTCCCGGCGGAGAGACAGTAAATTTGCGCACCACCGCTCCAAACGATCCTGTTTTTCAAAAATATTTAAGTGGAAAATCAACAAAACAAGTTGTTGACGAACTTGAAAAAGAATTGGGTGCAAAAAAAGCTTTCGAGCAGTTCCAAAACACAGTTGAAGAAGTAGAGCATATGATGGTTTGGAATGGACGACCGGGCTTTTCAGCACAGGTTCCCGAATCTGGGGTCGGTGGTGAATTGAGTTTCCACGATTTTTCAAACTATGAAGAAGACATTACAAGAGAACATGTCTTGAAATATATTCCTTCTTTGCTTTTGAAGGTCATGGAGCCTGACGACAAACTTCGCACTTATCTTGCAAGATCCAAATAAAAGGAAAAAAAATGAAAATCACTAAATCAATATTAACCAAAATCATTAGGGAAGAGATCCTTCGAGAGATGATGGGCAATGATCATCCAATTGCAAAGATGAGACAATTTGTTGACGTTGGTCATAAAGACATTGAGAATATTGCACGAGCGTTTAAGATTTATGCGTCAATAAAGAATAACGCTCCTTTACAACAACTTGCATATGAGTATTTCTTGAACCACTTTGGAGACGATGGTAAGGTCAATCTGGAAGGAGCCGATCTAAGGGGAATCGTTCTGAACGGCGCAAGCTTGCAAGGTGCTAAATTAAGAGGTGCTAACTTAGAAGGTGCAAGTTTGAACGGCGCAAATTTGCAAGGTGCTGACTTAAGAGGTGCAAGTTTGAAAGGCGCAAACTTGCAAGGTGCTGACCTTACCGGCGCTAACCTTATTAACTCTTATTTGGATAAAGCGAACTTTACCGCCGCTGACTTGACAAACTCATTCATGACAAATGTTAGATTAAATAAAACTAATTTTACAGATGCAAATCTAGCAAATGTTCGTTTGCTCCCCTTCCGAGAACTCCTAGGAAGCATTTTTAAAGGGGCTAAGTGGAATTCTCGAACCATGATTCACAATTACTGGTTCGGTGACACTGGTGAATACACCAATCCAAACTCTGAAAAGTTCAGGGAAGATAACGAGTTGGTTCAAACGGACGAAGTAGGTCCAATGAATGCTCCTGCCGACGCGGTTCTTTTGAGTGATCTATTTAAATAAAAGGAAAAAATTTCAACTTGGAAGCTTTTGATCTATTTACTGTAACCAAAGAATTTTCATAAAAGGAGAAGATATAAATGAAAATTACAAGAAAAATGCTGAAAAAAATCATTCTGGAAGCAATGGAAGAAGAACTGGGTTCCAAAGAACGAGATATTGCCGTGCTTAAGGGAATTGGATTCCACCCAGACTATCTTTCGCATGCCAATATTGAGCAAGTGGTTGATTATGCTCACGGTGGCGGTGTCAAAGCGGATTACGACGACATCACGAACCTAGATATGGATCGCTACCTTCGCAAATTTGCTAAGGAAAACCCTAGGAGCGAAGCCGGAAAGGTAGCTGCCAGAATTAACCGGATGGTTCAAGCTCGGGCGGTTCAAGAAGATGAAATTAGCCGCACCCGCGATCAAGCCTTGGGCATGGAACCGCTTGATGACGGCTCTTACTTAACAAGGAGTGGTGGTCCGGACTTTGGCGAGTATTGAGAGTAATTGACGAAAGGAAAATATATAAATGAAAATTACAAGAAAAATGCTGAAAAAAATCATTCTGGAAGCAATGGAAGAAGAACTTGAAAGTGGTATGCGAAAGCAAGAAATTGAAGATGCCATGGCCGAGGCCGAGGAAGAGTACATCAACTTTGTCCACTTCGGCCCATCAAACCTAACTCGTGACGAAATGAAATACGCATTCGAACTGGCGATCCAAAAAGGCTTAACATACAGCACCCCTAGAGAATCTGTTGATAAAGAACTCGCAGAATACGCGCTTCAATTGGCGATGGAAAACGATTCAGATGTTCCCTTTGCAGAGCATCAATTGACCCGAGAGGCTAAAGAATGGATGAAAGGCGCTGCACTAGGAGCGCTTGGTGAAGGTATCAACAGTGAACTTCAGGCGGTTATAGAAAAAGTCAAGTCTTATGATCGTAGCAAGGCACAGGCTGGTCGTCCCATGATGCCGCAGCCCGGCGAACCCGATGCTCTCTCTAGAGAACTTACAAGAGCACTGGTTAAAAGCCCTCAATTGGTGCGCTTTCTTTTGCCACCGGGTAAGTATTACTCGGAGATCCGCCCTCAAGTGACCGACAATGGTTCTCACTACGCAATCGAATTTACAGACCGTGGTGGGCGAGGTTATGTGCTTATGCGAACATACGCTGATCCGGATGGAACACCTGTTTCCTTCGGAATGATGGCCCGAAAGCGCAAGGGTGTTCCGAAAATTAGCTATGCCGGTGTTACAAAGGGCAAGCAAAAGTAAAAAGGAGGCAAAAGCATGAAAATCACAAAGAAAATTCTGAAAAGAATGATCTTGGAAGCGCTTCAAGAACAAGTAGTAGAAATGCCTCCGTCCTATTTGCAAGCTAGAGAGGTTCCAGAACCAGCCCCAAGGGAAGAATCTTTGGAATCTAAACTGGAAAGACTGAGGGAGGAAAGGCCAGAAGATTATGAACTGGTTATGGACATCCTCATGAGCCTAGGCTAAACCCCAATTGAAATCTATTTGTAAGTCCTGCCAATTCTGCCGAATAATCACAACAAAACGCAATTCAAAATTCATCTTGTGCCAAAATGACAAGGTTGAAGAAAAATATCCCCGACAACCCCAACTTCAATGTCCTCACTTTTCTGAAAAAGGAAAAGACGGGAAAAAAAATCCTCAAATTTGAACCTTTTTGATCTATTTATTGTGAGCAAAAAGGATGAAACCAAATGAAAATCACAAAAGATCAAATAACTCAAATTCTTTTCGAAGAGATCACAAAATCCGAAGTGAAAAAGATCTCTAAAAAAGAAGCAAAGAAAATCAAAAAAGAAATCGAAAAAAGCTTTGAAAAGAACCTTCGCTCCAAGATCTCAAAAGAGATCATTGAAGATGTTGTGAAGGGCCTTCTCAAGAAGTTCCATCGCGAACTTTCCGTTAATTATCCACAATTGATCAATCGACTTTGATTTAAAATCAGAATTTCCAAAAGAAAAGTAAACAAGATACTTTCTGAAGAAATCAATAAACTATTTAATATATAAAACAAAAGGAGAATATTTGAAATGAAAATTTCCAAAAAAGAACTCCAAGAAATTATCTTGGAAGAACTTAAAAGAGAAATGCTTGAAGAAGGCGAACTTGAAGAAGGACTTGGAAGGAAACTTCGAAGCCTTTTTGGGATGCAAACCCAAGAGGATTTCGACGAACTCGTGCCAGAAGTTACTCCGGGTTCACAACTGGAAAAGGCAAAAAAAGAGTTGGAAAGGCTTGCAACGAAAGGAGGAGGCCCAAACATTGCTATGGCAGACTTTATTCGAGATTTTGGAAAGTCTGATCCTGAGCTTGAAAAACTTGCGGCCTCCTATGATGAACGCTCTCCCAACACGAAAGGACCAGTAACAACCGCCGCACAACGCCTCAGCGCTCGCGCCGCTGCATCAAGGCAAGTTGGGCCTCCGACTTATCGAGGAGCAGGGCCGCTGGGGGAGGGGTTTATCAACGAAGCTTTCGAAATGAACTCCCTTGGTAAAAAAGACATGATTTATCTTTTAAAAGCATTTTTAGAAAATCCACCTCGCGCTTTTACCGGTTTTAAACCAACCGAATTTCACAAAAAACTACAAGACGAAGTGATTACTCCCAAGGAAGGGGAGACTAGGCCGGATGCCAGCCCTGAACCCACGGCAGACTCAAGAAGTGAAATGCGAAACAAAATTCGTCAAGCTTTTAAAAATCTTGAAAAACAAGATAAAACCGGTTTTAATACACTCTTTGATAAAGAAACTGAGATTAGAATAGGTGAATTTTTAAAAAGCGCAAGCGAGAAAGAACTATCTAGTCTGGTAGACGTGGTTGACAATCTATTAAGATATATTGATTTCAATAGATTGAAAGAGGTTATTCTCCAAGTTGTTGGAACTGGGAGACCCCCCAGAAAGAAGAGAGAAGTCAAGATGGATGAGCGGCTCATTCGAGAAAATACATCCTTGACCGGGTGGGATATGGATGTGATAATCTTGGAAGAAATCATCAAAGATGCCTTCATCAGGGGCACCATTCGGTTCTTTTAAAAGGACATTTTGAGCAAGAAGTTTTTTTCTTTGGATAAAATCCTTTATCAATAAAATGAACAGCTTTGTTCAAAGCTTCTTCCGCATTCTTCATTTTCCTATTACCAGTCGTTATTCTTACAAACTCTACTTGGTTTTTCTTTGCAGTTCTTTTTAGAAGTGCAAAGTAACACTCAATCATTTTTGGATCGATTTGAAGCTTTTCAGCAATGAATTTTTTGTAAAAAACCAACTGATAACCTGTGATCTTGTCCGATTTTCTTCTTGCATCCCATCCCCAAGAGCAAGTTTTCCAATCAATAACGTAATGCTTACCAGTTTTTGGATCTTTTAGGATCAAATCCACAAATCCTTTGAATTTAAGGTCAGTTCCTTCAATGTTTTCATAAAGATCCATCTCTGTTTGAACAACTTCGCAACCTTCAAAAGCTTTTTTAAGCTCCGGAATGCAAATTGGAGCTAATTTCTTGCCTTGTTCCATAAAAGATTGCAAATCTTTTTCGATCTTCAGGTCTTCGTCAAGGCTTTCCCACTCTTTTTGGAAAGATTGTGAGAAATTTTGAGCTTCTTCGCCTGTTTTCCACTCGTTTAAAAGCGTTTTTTCACAAACTTCGTGGATTGCTGTTCCAAAAGCAGTGAAAATGTTGCCTGTGAAGCCTTTTTTGCCGTCAATGTATTCGATTTTGAAACGATAAGGACACTCATCCCAAATTTTGAACCCTGAAAATGAAATATGCTGAACCATTTTGGTCTCCTTTGTGTTTGTTGACCTCTATTATACTAGTTATCGGTGTCAAAGTCAACCTTTTTCTCGTGGGAGGATAAAAAATGTCTGAAAAAATCTTCAACCTTACAAGAATTCGCTGGAAATTGGAAAATATGATCCTTGATGACATTCCAAATTTTGAGATCGTATCAAAAACAACTTCTTTTTTGATGAAAGTTCTTTCAATCATTCTTTTTTTCAACAGATCCTTTATGACTTCGTACATTTCTGTGATTTATCCCAGAATGTATGTTCCAAAATTACCTTGGAAAGAAAACGACCACTATTCAGCCATTTTGGTGCTTGCTCACGAATGGGTCCATTTGAGCGATAGGAAGCGCTTTGGGCTTCTGTTCGACATTGGATACCTTTTTCCACAATGCCTAGCCTTCCTGAGCCTCCTAGCCCCCTTCCTGAGTGTCTGGTGGCTTCTTTGTTTGTTGTTTCTGCTTCCCATACCTTCTCCAACCCGTGCTTGGTTGGAATTTCGTGGCTATTCAATGACAATGGCTTGCAAATGGTGGTTGACTGGGAATGAAATCAACTATTATTGGATTGAAAGACAATTTGTTGGTCAATGGTATTATTTTATGTGGCCTTTCAAAGGCATTGTTCGCAAAATGTTCGAAAAGCAAATGGAAAAAATCAAAAACGACGACCTTTCACCGGAACAAAGAAAGGTTAAAGAAATCATCTTCTCTTAAACTATTTATTTATGTGATATAATAACATAAAGGTAGTTTGCATGTCAAATAATAAATCAAAAAACCATTCAAAGTTTCTTTCTGCTTCGGTGGAATCAGCGAAAGATATCCTAGGTTTAAAAAACCCTTGGATTGTCAATGATTTTGAGTCTGAAGCTGGAAATACTAATATGAATGACGAAGAAATCTATTACATTGCTGTTTTTGTTGCTGATTTGAAAACTTTGAAAGAACAAAGAGCCGTTTTTGATATTATTCATCTAAAATGTGATGATGATACAGTTGCTCGCTTCAAAACTTTGTTTTCAAACGAAAATTTAAACAAAATTATGTTGTCTTGTTAAAAAAGGAAAAATAAATGTCTAATTTTATGGAAGAATGGAAATATTTCTTGGAAAACAAGAAAGATCCTTTGCCAAAGTCTCCTTTTCAAAAGAAAATGTTCAAAAATCACCCAAAAAAGAAGAAAGATCTTATTGGGAAGGGTGGGAACAAGTATAAGTCTAAGCCTTATACCGAAAAACCTTCAATGAAAAGGTCAAAATCTGCACCTCCTATTGGCGAAGCAAAAATTAAAGTTATTTTGAAAGAATTTATCTCAATGTTTGATTATTCTTCTTTTAATGTTCGAGATAGCCTTAATCCAGCCTTTTGGGGTGAAAAAGATGTTTTAAAAGCGGAAGTTGCAAACAAATTAATCCAAATTGGAAAAGACTTTTTTGAAAACAATCTTAAATTTCCAAAAAATGTCAAATTGATTGATATTAAATTTACAGGCTCTTTGGCGAACTACAACTGGACTGATAATTCCGACATTGACCTTCATCTTGTTATCGATTTTAAGAAAACAGGTGCCGATCCAAGCCTGATCCGTGATTATGTTAATTCTAAAAAGAATCTTTGGAACGAACAGCACGACATTATGATGAAAGGTCACGAAGTTGAGATTTATGTTGAAAACTTAAGCGAAAAACATTATTCAACAGGTGTTTACTCTCTTTTGAATAATGAATGGATTGTTAAACCTTCCCCTGTTAAGCCTAGGATCGATGATCAGCAAATTATGGTTAAAATCAACGGCTTTCAACAAAAGTTGGATCATTTAAAAGACCTTTTCGCAAAAGGACAATACAAGTCCTCTTTTATTTACGCCGAAAGTTTAATGGACAAGTTAAAAAATATGAGAACTGCCGGTCTTGTGAAAGGTGGCGAGTTTTCTGTTGAAAACCTAACTTACAAAGCACTTCGCAAAGTTGGATTCATTGAAGAGATCTTTGATCTTAAGCACGAAGCATATGACAAGATGATGTCTGTTGAATCGTCTGGTAATACACCGGGAGAACATCCCGTAGATCAAGGAACTTTAGTTTACTCAAATTTATAGGGCCTCACTATGTTTAACGAAAAACAAATCAAACTCTTTCTTTGGGCAACCATCATCTTCAATCTGATCGATACAGTTGTTTCAATTTATGTTATCAAATTTGGGAATTTAAAAGAATCAAATCCAATAATGGACTTTTTCTTGAAGTTTGATTCAATTATGCCCTTTGTTTTTGCAAAAATGTTTTTGATCTGTTCTGGTTCTTACATTATTTGGAAAAGAAGAGATATGCTGATCGCTCAATTGGGAGCTTATTTTGTTTTTGGGTTTTATTGGGCTTTAATTGTTCAATTTTACTTTTTTTTAGTTTTAAAATAACTAATTAAGTTAAAACAAAAGGAACTTATATATGTCTAAATTTAGCTCGTATGAAAAAGATAAAAAAATATTTGATAATTGGCGGCAATTTGTGATCAAAGAACAAGTACAAGTTTCCGAAGAAGAGAAAAAAGCCCTGCAAGATTTAAAGTTTGGTCAAAAGTACGCAGTGGAAGATTTAAAAGATGTAAAAAATGTTGGTGGTTTATTGTACTTTTTAACCATCAAAAAAATTCTTAAAGTTGGACAATGGGATGAGGTTAAAACTAGTTTAGCACAAGGATTAGAAAAAGTTGCTGATCAGCCTAAAAGACCGGTTATTGGAAAGTTAACTGGCTTTCTAAAAAATGCTCTGGGTGCGGGGGTGGCCGGTGCTACCGTTGGCACTCTTTTAACTTGGGCTGGAGCGACCACTTTAGCTGCCGCATCAGCCCCCGCCGCTGGCGTGGCTTTTGTTGGGCTAGCCCTTCTTAATCAAGTTGCTGGTGATACCGTTAACAAAGTGGTTGATAGTTTGTTTGATTTTGGATTGAAAACACTAGCAAATGAGAATAAAGAACTATTAGCTCAGTTGATAGGTCAGCCAGACACCGGGAAGGGTAAAAACACTAATGCTCCTTTGATTGGGTTGTTTGACCTAGATGATGATTATCAAGCTCTTGCCAGAGTTGTGACAGGAAAAAATCCTGATGAATATTCCGATGTGGAAAAAGAGTCTTTGCAGTTGTTTTTAGAAAAGATTATTAAAGCTAGTATTGGTAATTTAGATACCACGATTGAAGAAATTTCTGCACAACTGAATCATGACGCTGAGTTTAAAAAACTTATCAACAAAAAGCTCGGTATTGATGTGGGTGCAACAGAATCTAGTGTGGGATTGTATATGGATGCCGATAAGAAAAAAGCTCCACAAAAATAATATAGGAACTACATTTATAATGCAAGAAATCAACAACAATACAGATCGAGATCTTTCTTCTCTTCAAAATATTTTAACTTCCTTTCTTCCTTATGCAAAAGAAAGATTGGGCTACGACAAGCCTTGTTGCGTTAATTTTGTGTCAGATGTTGAAAACTCAAAAATGGACTTTGGCAAGACTGCTTATTATGATCCTTCAAATATGGAGATTGTAATTTATGTGGATGGAAGACATCCAAAAGATATGCTTCGTTCTATTTCTCACGAATTGGTTCATCACGCACAAAATTGCAGAGGAGACTTTGATTTTCAGTTTGAAACAAATCCCGGATACGCTCAAAACAACCAAAAATTAAGAGAATTGGAAGCAGAAGCCTATTTACTAGGAAACGGATTTCTTGTAAGAGATTTTGAAGATTCAATAAAATTAGGAGACCAAGTTCTAATGGAATGGAAAAATAAAAAGAAAAATATCTTGAAAGAGTATAAAGATGTTTCTAGTGTCGAAAGAATCAAAAAGTTACCACAAACAGAAAAGTTTCTGGAAGTTATTAAAAAGCTAAAAATTGACGATCAAAAAGAAGTGGCTCAAATTTCTAGTTGGCTTCTTCAAACTTTAGGCGTTAACGCAGAGACAATGAAAAAAGTTGTTCCTCTGCAACTGGCTGATCTAAAAGACGATCTAAAGACCTCAAATAAGGGAAAAGAAAGCATGAAAGAAGAAAAACTAAAAAATAAGAAAAAAGCTGATCTAAACAAAGATGGCGAAATTTCTTCGTACGAGGAAAAACGAGGAAAAGCAATTGAAGCTGCAATGGAAGACAGTGCTAAAGGAGATAACGAAAAAGGCGATGTCAAAGAACATTATATCACTCGTTCTGAAATCGTCGGAAATGAATTAATGAAGCGTTGGTTTTCTAAAAAATAAAAAGGATTTGTAAAAATGGGTAGAAAAAAGAAAAGACTTCGAATTTTGAAAAGACAACTTGATGCTAAAAAAGCATTGGAAGCTCTAGAGTTAGAAAAAGAACTTGCTCTAAAGGCAGAAGCAGAAAAGAAAGCGGCAGCAGAAGCTGAAGCAAAGAAAAAAGCCGAAGCTGAAGCAAAGAAAAAAGCCGAAGCTGAAGCAAAGAAAAAAGCCGAAGCAAAGCCAAAACCTAAAAAAGCAACAAAGAAAAAGGTAGTGAAAAAAGATGATTGATCATCGCAAAATGGCTCGTGACTTCCTAGAAGGAAAAACCAAACAAGAATATACCCTTTTAGAGCACCTTCAAGAAATTGAAAAAGAAGTCGAGCAATTACCTTCGGGCTGGAGAAAAGAACAAGTCAAAGAGCACATCAAAAGTGCCAAAAGAAAAGCAAGAATTTTAACCAAGGATAATTGATAACATGCAAGAAGAACTTCTTCTAGAGGGCGGCTTGGCCGGTCACATGTCCCACCTTTATGAAAATCCAAAACTTAAGTTTTCCGACATTAAAGAGATTTTCCGGAAAGCCGGAGTTGGAGAACTAGAGGGGACTGAAAAAACAGATGGTCAAAACCTTTTTATCTCGTATGACCTCGCTTCTAGCGAAGCGAGGGCAGCTAGAAACAAAGGGAACATTGCTAAAGGTGGGATGAACGCTGCTGAATTAGCTCAAAAGTTTGGCGGTCGTGGCTCTTTGGAAATTGCTTTCACGGAAGCTTTCAGCGCCTTTGAGAAAGCAGTCCAAACCCTCTCTGACGAAGAGATTTTAGACCTCTTCGGAGAAAGCGCAGATATTTTCTACAATGCTGAAATCCAAGATCCAAGAAACCCCAACGTTATTCAATACTCTATTCCCACTTTGAATATTCACCGCGTTGGCCATGTTAAAGTTGAGGACGGCAAGCCAGTTTCTACAGATGATGTATCTTCAGATTTAGTTGCAAAATTGGAAAATGCAATTGAAAAAATCAAAGAAAAAGATGTTTTAGATAATTTTAGAATTCAAGTCAATGCTGTCCGAAGATTAGAGAAATTTGACAATGAAAACATCGCAAACGAATTCATTAATCGATTAGAAAGCTTAATTTCCGATGCTGGTCTTTCTGATTCAAACACTATTGGAGATTACCTTACCTTAAAGATTGTCCCAATGATCGTGGAAGACTTTCCTTTAATTCCGGAAGAGAAGCTGACCCTCTTGATGAAAAGGCTTTTTGAAGGAACTTCTGTTAAGCTTAATGACATCAAAGAAGGTCTACCAAAAGAAGCCCAACAACAAGTTTCAGCGGCATCTAAAAAGCTAGGCAAATACTTTAAAAAAGCTGTTAAACCTTTAGAAATGCTTGTCCATCAGTTCGCTGTTGAAATTCTTAAAAACTTTCAAAGCGCTTTTGTTTTGGATAACAAAGAAGAAGTCCAAAGATTGCAAAAAGAAGTTTCGGATGCTATCTCCGCAATCAGAGGCTCCGGTGTTGAAGAAGCTATTGGAATATTGAACACACAATTAGAAAAACTTGTTGATGCAGAGGGTGTCTCTACTGCTGCTGAAGGTTTTGTTTTTGATTACGATGGAAAAACATACAAATTCACTGGTAACTTTGCCCCTGCTAACCAACTCCTAGGTTTATTTAAATACGGCAGAGGAAAGATTCCCGCTTTGCAAAACCTTTTGCAAGAAAAGAAAAAGTTGGTTCTCCTTCCCGGTGGCTTCAAGCCGCCTACTAAAGCTCACAAGGCGATGATTGACTACTATGCTAGCCTGCCCGATGTTGAGAAGGTTTTGGTCCTGATCGGTCCCAAGTCTAGAGAAGAGTTTTCTAGAGAGCAATCAATGAAAACTTTTGATCTTTACAATTTAGATGGCAAAGTAGAAGTATTGGAGACTGATTATAATTCTCCCATTATGGCCGCTTATGAGTTTTTGATCAGCGACGAGAGAAGGGAAGCTTACAAAGATTTAGCTTTTACAATGGGTGCCGGCTCAAAAGACACGGACTCGAAAAGAATCGAAGAGTTTAAAAACTATTTTGAAGTTAAAAACCCAGACAAACTTCCGGAAGGGTTTTCTGTTGATGTTATCTCGCCCTGCGAAACACAACCTTGTGTTGGGCCAGATGCCACTCCAATCAGTGCCACAAAACTTCGAAACGCAATTAGATCTAGGAATAAAGAGGCTATCAAGACAATGATTCCAGATAACATTGATGTTGATCGCTTTATAGAGATCTATGACACTGGAAAACTCGAAGAAGCCTCTTCAATGGCTGCTGGAAACGTTCAGGGCTATTCTGCTCCTATTTTCAAGAAAAAGAAAAAGGATAAGAAAGAAGAATTGAAAAAACTCATTAACAAAGGGATAGAAACCGTGAAAGAACAAAAAAGAATAGAAGAAGCGAAGTTTCGACAGATTGTCCAAGCTTTGGTTGTAAAAAAATACAAAACCCTTTTAGAACAAGAAGAGATGAAAGCAGGGGAAAGATCTACTGCTATTAACTATCTTGAAAAAGTTCTGAAAATGATCATTCCGGGCAAAGTGGGCGGTTCCCAGTTGGAGCCAGAATACAGCGCCCTATCTACAGCAGCAGAACGTAGATCTTTCATTAAGCACGTTATTCAAGGTCTTTATGACGAGATTGCACCTGAAATATCTTTGGATGGTCTTATTTCTCGCTTCGAAGGAAGAAGGGAAGCTTTCTCGCAGAAAGATAAGCAGCCACTTATGGAACAGGAAGACATTAAAATTACTTTGGATGCTGAAGGGTTGCCAAAAACCGAAAAAGAAATTGAAGATGAAGAGTTGGCAGCGTCCGATGGCTTGACTACTGGTAAAGTTACCGATCGAGGCCCAGAAGATGATTTTCCGGAACCTCTCTCTGGTGAAAACTCGATTGGTCGGAAAGCAGCTTATCGCTTTATCTCAACCCAAAAAGCAACCATTGAAAATGCTCTAAAAGACCTTCAAATGACACCAGAAGAACTAGACATCTTCAAAAGAGAAAATCCCAACAAAGAAGAGCCTCAAGTCGAGTTTTTAGACTTTTTGTTTACCAATATCGCTCTTCATTTTGATCGTCTGGAAAACAAATATTTCAACTCTGAAGTTTCAATTTCACAAGACTTTTTCCAGAATGTGCTGAAACAAGCAACGGACGAAAAAGAAGCCGGTGCAGATATTGCGACCGCATCCGATCAGGCTGAACCTGACCTTGGGACTGAGGAGGGAGAAGTTGAATTAGACTTGGGAGAAGAAACTCCGGAAGGGGAAGAAGAATTGGAGCTTGACTTAGGAGAGGAAGCTCCAGAGGAAGAACTGGAGATTGAACTTTAATTCAACAAAGAATGAATCTTGTCACAAACCTCTGGACATTTCCTGCAAACTTCTTCCCTATCATAGCAAAAATAATCAGTGAAAACAACCGCATAATATTCCCTCAAAGAGGCCGCTGAATAAGGGGAAGGAAAACCTCCCAAGTGACCTCTCAATTTAGAATACCCCACCTCTTCGTGAAAAAAGACATCCAAGTTTGGATTAAATTCTACCTTCAAGAAAGCTTTTTTATCACAATCATAACCGGCGCTTGTCAAGTTATTATAAAGATTGTATCTTTTGTTGATAAAGTGATCTCTAATCTCTCCATCGCCATAGATATGATCTTGAAACTTTATCTCAGTGAAATGTGCCAATTCGTGAACAATATCATCTAACATATCTTCAAAATCATCTTGTTTATTTGTGATATAAATTGTATTGTCTTTGAATACAGCATTCCTGTTCAACTCATCAAACTCTTTTAAATGAGCCATATAGAAGCCATCTAAGCCCTCAACCAATTGAGGGGGGATCATATCTTCTACTCTTTGGATTACTGCTTCCGGGTTCACTTTTGAATAATCTGGTTCATGGACGATAACAAAAGGTACGCCGTGGATAAAATATTCTTTCATTTTCTTGTTTGAATAGCTGTTGCTATTGTGCCTTTCCGTTAAAAGTTGCCTCACGCTCATTTTCAATAAATTCCTTTGCAAAGTCAAAATCTTGTGCTGCTTGTTCATATCCTCGAAAAAAGTTCTCTTCTGCAATAGCGATAACAAATTCAGGAAATTCATCAGCAACAACCTCAACAATGTTCTCAACTGTTACTTCTTCTTTTTCCTTATCGAGCAGGAGCTTCTCTCCAACATAATCAATCAAATATTGTTTTAAATCCATTTTACACCTCGTTTTCTTTTTTACATTATAACACAGTTTGATTACAATTTAAAGTGTTTTATGCAATTTTTTATTCCAAAGTGAATTGGAGCGTTTACGCTTCTTTTTCTACTACCGGGAAATTTAAACTTGGAAGATTTAAGTTTGCAATCTTTTTTGATGCACATTTTGATCTCATCTAAGTCAACCCAACACCAAGCATCATGTTCGGAATTCAACCTAGGTTCGAACTCATCAACAACTTCAACCAAGAAGGTGGTGTATTTAAAATCTTCTCTTTCATTGACAAATTTGTCCATATAATCACGACCAGAAAGGTCTCTTCCAATCTCTTCTAGAGTTTCTCTTTGTGCTGTTTTTTCTGGCTTTTCACCTACCTTGGCGTGACCGCCGGGAGAAGCAAGATGACCTGTCTCGGAACCATCTGCTCTTTTCAAGAGTAGAACGCTATCCTTCTGAGGGCAGTAAACAAAGAAGCCAGCACCTTCGTCTTGAGAGTCTTGATCTCTCAAGCTTTCTCTGATAAACTTACCCCATCCAAATTGAATATATTCTTCTTTTGACATTTGTTGTCTCCTTTTTATTAAAACGGCTCATCTTCATCGTCTTCAAATTGAGTTGTGCCCGGACCGAACCAATCCATCCCCTTCGCTTCTGGATCAAGGTTGTCTGGTAGTATTGTGTTTTCATTGTATTTTGCGTCTTGAAGATTTGCGCCTTCAAAGTTAGATCCTTGGAAGCTAGATCCTTGAAGGTCTGCTCCTTGAAGATTTGCGTCTTTGAAATCATATTGTTTGAAAATGCTGTTGCTTAGATCAGCCCCGGAAAGGTTTACGCCGGCGAAAGATGGCCGGTTGGCAGGATCAAACTCTTTATTTGCCAAGAGATCTTTGACTTTGTTAACTGCATATGTAAAAGCTTCTGTATTCCATTCTTTGTCGTCCGGGCTTACATAGACATATGGCCCTGAGTCTGGGTCCATTTCGCTTTTTTCAAATCCAAACGTTTTTAAAATACCTTCATGATTTGGCCCATCAACATCGATAGAAGAGTACCTTTTTTGAATCTCTCCCTTTGAAGGAAAGATCTTTTCCATCTCCGGTAAATGACGAATAGCATAATCAAGTGCGATTCCTTCCCCATCTAAAAGATCCATAATTTTGTATTTGTCTGGCTCTGGCTCCATTAAAAGTTGGCGGATCTCTGCAAAGGTTCTGTTTACATCCTCATCTTCTTTTAAAACAAACTTTCTCCAATTTTCCATAATCAATTTCATTACAAAATCCTCGCTGCTAAACTGGCTACTTTTGATCTTTCGCCTTTTTGTAGGGTGATATGACCAGCCAATTCAGTTTGTTTAAAACTTTCAACTGCATATGTTAACCCGTTAGTTGTTTCATCAATATAAACGTTATCAATCTGCTCAATGTCTCCCGTCAAGACAATCTTTGTGTTCTCACCAACGCGAGTAATGATTGTTTTCAACTCATGTCTAGACAAGTTTTGAGCTTCATCAATGATAATATAAGCATCAGAAATAGAACGACCCCTTATATAAGTGAGAGCCTCCACTTCAATTAAGCCATTCGAAAGATATTCTTCCATCAGAATCTTATCATTGCCCATAAGATATTGCAAGTTATCTCTGATTGGAGCCAACCATGGCCTCATCTTTTCTTCCATTGAACCCGGAAGAAAGCCAATATCTTTCCCAAGAGGTTGAACTGGCCTAGAAACAACAAGGGTTTTGTATCTTTCAGTATTCAGAACTTGCTCCATTCCGGCAGAGATAGCAGCAAGAGTCTTACCGGAGCCGGCCTTACCAATCAATGTAACCACAGGGACATCAGGGTTCATCAGAAGGTCAAGAGAGAACCTCTGCTCTTTGTTACGGGGCTTGATCAACCATTCGTGACCCTTGGCATCAAAGATGTGTTTGAGGGGGCTAGAGTAGCCTGTAAAGCGCGCTAACGCAGTCTTCTTTTCGTTCGAAGATGAGACCAGCATCACAAATTGATTTGCAAAAAGATTGTGTTCTTCGTTTTCTACAAAAACATCTTTTCTTGCATAGAACTGATCTACAATCTCTTCGTCCACCAAGATTGTTTTGAGGCCGGTATACAACTCTGAGGAATCTTTGACAACTTTCGAAGCTACGTATTCTTCACACTCAATGCCAATTGCGTCACATTTAACTCGCATATTGATATCGCGAGAAACAACAATAACTTTCTTTTTGGGGTTTTCTCTTTTTTCGGTGAGGGCCACGCAGATAATCTGATTGTCGGGGTGTTTAGGGTCAAAACCTTCCGGAAGATACTCAATATTATACCCTTTGGTATAAATTAAGCCTTTTCCTTTTTCAATCCGGACACCTTTTTGAAGTGAACCTTTTGTTCTCAATTCATCTAAAATTCTAATGATCTGCCTTGCTTGTGCTCCAACTCCGTCTTGTCTTGTTTTGTGTTTGTCGATTTCTTCTAGAACCTTCAGGGGGATAATAATATCGTTCTTTTTGAATTGTTTGATTGAATTTGCGTCTGTGAGATAAACTGAAGTGTCTAGGATGTAAGTTTTCTTTCTCATAATGCTTTCCTTGCAGTGATTTAGAGTTTAAACTCTATGATTAAATAGTTTTGATACTTTAAAGAAATTAGAAAACTAGTTAAAATTGTAACCCTAATTTGCGAGGAAAAAGCAATGAGGAAACGTTTAATTTATTTTTATCTTTTTTTTATCCCACTTTGCTTCCATCTTGCTGGATGTTCCCACCTCACTTATTTCCGATCGTTCGCAAAGAAAAACCCATTCAAGCAAAGAGCTTTTTTCAAGTTTGTTCGAGTAGCTACGATTCAAATCTGCAAACCGGCAAAATTTCATATTTCCTGTAGTTCTAGGCAGGTAAAATATGAAGGTTCAGCTTTCCACGTTCACAAAGAAGGAAAATGGAGTTATGTTTTGACTGCTGCTCATAACATATACCTCGATCCAGTGCATCCAATGCACAGGAGAATGTTGAGCGCAATGAAATACAAGATCTCTGTGTCTAATGATCACTCTTATTTGATCGACTGGTATAAAAGAAAACATAAGATCGTTGGCTTCAAAATGGTGAAGAAAGCTGATCTTGGCATTGTAAGAGTCAAATTAGTGAAAGATCTGCCAACTTACAGGATCGCCACGGAAATGCCCCAAAAAGGCGAGAAAGTTTATAATACAGCCTCACCCCTAGGTTTCTTCTCAGGGAACGTTCTAGGGTTATATGAAGGTCGTTATCTGGGTAAAAAGATAATACCTATCAAAGGATATAAGTCTTTGATGGCGGTTTATACAATCCCAGTGATTGGTGGCTCTTCTGGATCTCCAATTTTAAATAAATGTGGAGAGGTGATCGGTATTGTTTCTTCTGTACATAGAAAATTTCATCATATCAGCTTTGGTGTGCCTCTTTCTGCTATTCGTTCTGCTATGTACAAATAATCACTTTCCTTGTTTTAAATTGAATTTACCTAAAAGTTCTCCAAGCCTATCTGGTGGTATACCTAAGAAAGAAGCTGCATTTCTTAGGTCTTTTCCGGCTGAAATGGCTGTTTTCAGTACAGATTCCTTAATTATTCTATCAATATTGTAGAAAATCCTCATACCATACAACTTTCCTCCTGCTGCTTTTGTAGCTGACTCCAGCTTTATTGCTATAAGATCTTCTAATGTTATTTGATCTATCTTAGAAAGAAAATTATTATCTATTTTTCCTTGATTTTTTAATTCATTTATGATAGAATAAGACTTATAAGGACTTTTTGACTTAAGTTTTTTAAAATCTTCCCAGTAATCCATAATGATATTTCCTTTATTCTTTTTAAGCTTTAAACAGTATAACATAAAGATCTTATTATTTCAATAAAAAAATAAATTAAATTATTTTTCAAATTAGGTTAAAAAATATAAAAATGTATGTTATAATCTTTCTTAAGAATTTAAAAAATATTCTTTTTAAGCTATAAATTAATATTTCAAATAAGGTTTTAATATGAAGAAAACAAAGATCTTAACCATTTCTGATCATCCTTATTCTCCTTCTGGAGTAGGAACTCAAACAAAATATGTTATTGAAGCTCTTCTTAAGACTGGTAGATATGAGATCAGATCTTTAGCAGGAGCTATTAAACACGACAACTATACTCCTCAAAAAACAGAAGAATGGGGAGAAGATCTTATTATTTATCCTGTTGATGGATATGGAGATCAAGATTCAATTAGATCGATCATCAGAAATGAAAAACCTGATCTTCTTTGGTTTATGACAGATCCTAGGTTTTATGGTTGGTTGTGGGAAATTGAAAACGAAATCAGACCACTTATGCCGATGGTTTATTACCACGTCTGGGACAACTACCCTTATCCAAAATACAATAAGAAGTATTATGATTCAAATGATGTTGTTGCTACGATTTCAAAGGTCACAGACGATATTGTAAGGACTCTTTCTGATGTTGAATGTCATTACATTCCACACGCAGTAGATTCTACAGCTTTCAAAAAGCTCCCAGAGGCTGAAATCAAAGAACACAGAAAAAAGATCTTCAAAGATAACCTTCTTGATAAAGAAGGAAATGAAAAAATGGTCTTTTTCTGGAACAACAGAAACGCTAGAAGAAAACAATCTGGATATCTTCTTTGGTGTTTTAAAGAATTCTTGGATAAAGTAGGCCATGATAAAGCAATCCTGATGATGCACACTGAGCCAAAAGACCCACACGGTCAAGATCTTGAAGCAATCATTCACGAACTGGGACTTATCAACGGGGAAGTAATCTTCTCAACAACAAAGTTGGACATTCCAACTCTTGGAAAAGTGTACAATGCAGTTGATTGCACAGTGAACATTTCAGATGCAGAAGGATTTGGATTGGCTACTTTGGAATCTCTTTCTTGTGGAACGCCAATCATTGTGAATATGACCGGCGGACTTCAAGAGCAAGTGACAAACGGTGCAGATTGGTTTGGAATTGGCTTGTTTCCCTGTTCGAAGTCGGTTATTGGCTCACAGCCGGTTCCTTTTATTTACGAAGATCGACTAAATCAAGAAGATATTGTCAATGCTTTGGATGATATGTATCAGCTTTGGAAAAACAAAGATCCTGAATTTGAAGCAATGTCCCAAATGGGAATGGAACACGTTCAAGAAAACTACAACTACGAAAAGTTCTGTGAAACGTGGGTTGATCTGATTGACAAAACAGTTGAAAAGCACGGCTCTTGGGAAAATAGAAAAAATCATAAAACTTGGGTTTTGAAAGAGGTTATTTAATGAAAAAGAAAGTTTTGATTAAAGCTCCAATGTTGAGCCGATCTGGATATGGAGAACACGCTCGCTTTGTTCTTCGTGCTCTGCGAAGCAAGGAAGAGCTTTTCGACATTTATATCTTGAATATTCGCTGGGGTGATACCGGCTGGATTTGGGAAAACAATGAAGAAAGGCAATATATTGACGAGGCCATTAAGAAAACTGTTTTGATGCTTGAAGGTGCCAAGAAAGCAGGACAACATGTTCATTTTGATGTTTCGCTTCAAGTTACCATCCCGCAAGAATGGGAGAAGCTAGCTGCTGTCAATATTGGATGCACAGCCGGCACTGAAACAACTAAAATGTCCCCACAATGGGTTGAGAAAAGCAATCTAATGGATAAGATTCTGGTCGTTTCAGAGCATACAAAATATGCTTTTGACAACACTGTATACAAGTTTCAACATCCACAAACTGGACAAGAGATTGTTTTTAGAAATGAAACTCCTGTGGAAGTGACACACTACCCTGTTCGTAAAGCTACTCCTTGTCCGGAGTTTTTGGAACTTGATTTCAAGCACGATTTCAACTTTCTTTGCAATGCGCAATGGTCTCCAAGAAAGAACTTGGAAAATACTGTTCGCTGGTGGCTTGAAGAATTTCAAGACAAGCCTTACGGTTTGATTCTAAAAGGAAACTTTTCGAAGAACTGTGTGATGGATCGAGAAAAGTTTGAGCAAAGAATCAATCATATTCTCAAAGACTTTGAAGAACGAGAATGCTCTGTTTATTATCTTCACGGAGATATGACAGAAGAAGAACTTTCAGCCCTTTATCAGCATCAGAAAGTTAAATGTTTTATTAACTTGGCTCATGGCGAAGGTTTTGGCCTACCGGTCTTTGAAGCGGCTTATTATGGACTTCCAGTGATTGCCCCTGATTGGGGCGGCGTGGTCGATTTTCTTTACGCTCCGGACGACAAAGGAAAGAAAAAAGCTCACTTCATGAAGGTTGATTACGATCTAAAGCCGGTCCAAGAAGAAGCTATCTGGGAGCCTGTCTTGATTAGGGACTCTCTTTGGGCCTTCCCAAAAAGGTTCTCTTATGTTTCAAGACTGCGAGACATTGTTAAGAGTTATGGAGTTTATCACTCAAAATCGAAGAAATTGAGAAAGTGGCTTTTGAAGGAGTTTGAGGCGAAAATGAAGTACCAGAATTTATTATCATTTTTGCCCACCATGACGAAAGAAGAAGAGAAGTGGCTACAAGAACTTTCAGAAATTGAACTGGTTTGAGGTGTTATGAAAAAAATACTTTTTATATCTGATTTTTTTTATGACGAGGTTTTGGGAGGGGCAGAGTTAAACGACAAAATATTAATTAACTTTCTTTCCCAATCTTTTAATATAGAGAATATAAAATCAATAAAAGTTCAAAATACTGATGTTGACAGGGCAGACTTTATAATCGTCAGTAATTTTGTACAACTTTCTCATACAATGGTTCAAAAAATACAAAGAGAAGCAAGGTATTTAATATACGAACACGATCATAAATACGTTGATACTAGAGATCCATCCACCTTCGTAGGTTATAAAATACCAGAAAAAAATATCACAAACAAGAACTTTTATTCAAATGCTAGGGCGGTGGTTGTTTTAAGTTCAATTTGCGCCGAGATTTTAAAGAATAATATACCAAATACTAATGTTATCAACATAGGTTGTAGCCTGTGGGATAGTGCCGATTTAGACTATATAGAAGACCTATTTTGTAAAGCTTCAAAGCAAAACAGGCAAGGTGTGTGCGTTTTGAAGAGCGATAATGCAATCAAAAACACTACAAAGGCAATTGAATATTGTGAAGCAAATGGCCTAACACCAGTTACCCCAATAAGGCATCCTGAGTATAGAGAATTTTTAAGGATTATGAGTAAGTTTGAAACTTTTGTTTTTATTCCAAAAGTTTTAGAAACATTTTCTAGGGTCTGCGCGGAAGCAAAAATGCTGGGCGTACATTTAATAACTAACAAGAATAAGGTTGGATTTTGCAGCGAAGATATCTCAGAACTGCAAGGACTTGATTTAATACAACAGATTAAAAACAGGAATAAAAATGCTTTTAAGAAATTTAAAAGCATTATTTTAAGCTCGTTGGAGTGTAAAAAAGAAAATGTGACCGTTATCTTGAATTGCTATAGGAGACCTGAATATTTAAAAGAACAGGTAAAGGCCATCAGAGAGCAGAGTGTGAGTCCGAAACAAATTTGGGTTTGGGTAAACCACCATGAAGACAGTGAGGGGTTTGACTTCACCAGTTTGGGGGTGGATAGGGTGATTAAAAGTAATTTTAATTGGAAATATTTTGGCAGGTTCTCTATCGCAATGCTAGCCCAGACAGAATATGTTGCTATGTTTGATGATGATACAATTCCGGGACCAAAGTGGTTTGAAAACTGCTTAGAGACAATGTATAAGTTCAATGGTATTTTGGGGGGCGCAGGGGTTAAGCTCCGACATTCGATTTACCAAGGCCACAACAGAGTAGGGTGGTCATCATTAAATGATGACGTTGAAGAGGTGGATTTGGTCGGTCATGCTTGGTTCTTCAAGAAAGAGTGGCTTAAGTACATCTGGCTCGAAGAGCCCTACACATACGAAAATGGAGAAGATATCCACTTTTCCTATTGCGCTCAGAAGTATGGTAACATTCGGACATTTTGCCCCCCACACCCTCGTAATAGGCAAGAGCTTCATAGTTCGATTAAGGGTTATGAATATGGAGTTGATGAGAAGGCATCTTCACACGTTAGTCGCCATGAAAAGTTCTATCTAGAGAGAGATTCTGCTGTTCAACATAGCATAGGAAACGGCTGGAAAACTTGTAAAATGAGGGGAATCTAGTGAAGTTTTTGTTTTGCTTTGGCACAAGACCGGAATGGATAAAAATAAAGCCTGTCTTAGACTCGATGAATGAGACAGATTACAGAGTTTATTTCACAGGGCAGCACAAAGACTTGATTAAAGTTTCTGAAATCAAGCCGGATTATTTGAACGAAACTTGTGAAAATTTTAAAATCAAAAATAGAAAAGACAATGTAATTGTGTCTTGTTTGGCTAATTTTCCAAATGATGTTGAATTTTCTCACGTTATAGTTCAGGGAGATACAGCATCTGCGTATGGTTGTGCTGTAGCCGCTTACAATAGGGGTATCAAAGTTATTCACTTAGAAGCTGGTTTGAGAAGTTTTTCTTTGGATGACCCATATCCAGAAGAGGGTTACAGACAGATGATCTCTAGAATAGCGGATATTAATTTTTGCCCAACACAGCTTTCTAGGCAAAACTTAGAAAAAGAAGGTGTTTTAGGGAAAATTTATGTTGTAGGCAATACTGTTTTAGATAATCTTTTGCCCTTAAAAAGCAAGTCATCCTATGGAGACAAGGTTCTTGTAACTCTTCATAGGAGCGAAAACGACAAGATTTTAGAAAAATGGCTTGAAGCCATAAACAGAATAGCTTCAACAAACACAGGAACCGAATTTATTTTTATTATTCACCCGCGTCATAAGAATAGAGAGATAAAGTCTCTATTAGGGAATGTTAAAATTTTAGAGCCTCTGTGTTACAGTGAGTTTATAAATGCCTTACTAAACGTAAAGTATGTTATAACAGACAGCGGGGGAGTTCAAGAAGAAGGCTCCTTCCTCAATAAGAAGATTGTTGTCTGTAGAGAGACAACAGAGCGCCCGGAAGGAATCACCAGTGGGCATTTAATTCTTTGTAAAGAGCCAAAGACTCTTAATAAGATAGTGGAAGAAGTTGAAAAAAACTATGAAATAGAGGAGGAATGTCCATATGGAGATGGGAAGTCATCTTCTAGGATTGTTGAAATTTTAACCAAAAAGGATACATTGTGAATGTTTGAGTCTGGGTCAGAAAAGAATTTTAAAAAAGATTTAGAAACATTGATTAACAAACTAAGATCAAAAGAAAATTTCTCATTTAGCAAATATGCTGATGGTGAGCTTCATATTCTGTCAAATAAGCCAATCAATAACGGTGAATTCTGGTTTATTCCAGAAGAACACCAAGAGTTCAGAAAAGAAATGATTGAATCTTTCACCTATCGGAATGAAAATTATTATGTTGGAGTTTCTTGCCCATGTTGTATTGGCGGGATGTCTGTTCATGATTGGATGAAAAAGAACAGCGGACAGAAAAAGGAAAATCTAACTTGGGCCAATTTATTTGTAAATGGAAACCATCAATATTATATTGAAAATATGGTGCCAGAGTATGCCAAAAGAGATGTTGTTCTAGTCTCTAATATTGATTCAAATTTGGATAACCTACCCTTTCCAGTTAAGAGGCATTTTACAATAGGGAAAAATGCTTGGGTCAATGATCATCAAGTGGTAGAGCAGATTAAACAATGCATTAAAGATAACAATATTGTAGATAGTTTATTTTTATTTTGTGCAGGCCCGTTTGGAAACTTATTGGCGCACCAGCTTTTTGAATTTAATGATAAAAACACGTATATTGATATCGGTTCAACACTAAATGTGTTTTTATTAGGGGAAGGGGGGAGAAACAGAGGCTATCTTAGGAAAGGTCAAAGCTACTTTAAAGAGTGCGTGTGGTCATGATCTTTATTTCTCATCGTGGAAACTTACATGGCAAAGTTAGAGAGCGTGAAAATAATCCGTTTTATATTTCGGAAGTTTTGGGAATGGGGTTCAATGTCGAAGTTGATGTGAGAAGAGTTGGAGAAGAGTGGTTTCTGGGACATGATGAGCCGGAATATCGAGTGGATAGGTTATTTCTAGAAGATGAAAGAATTTGGTGCCATGCAAAAGACATATACACACTGGGGTCTTTATTACGTATAGATTCCCACTGTTTTTGGCACCAGACGGACGACGTAACTTTAACGTCCGAAAATTATATATGGACATATCCAGCAAAGCAGTTGAGTTCCAGATCTATAGCAGTGATGCCAGAGGTGGCAAATTATAAGATTGTGGAATTAAAAAAATGTTCTGGTGTGTGTTCTGACAATATAATAGAATTTAGGAAAAAAATAAATGGATAATATAGCTATTGTCACATGGACAAATACAGAATGTTCTGATGTGTGGCCTATGTACTTTGGTCGTTTAGATAGGCATGCTGGGTTTTTAAAAAGCTACGTTTTTTTGAATGAATATAGTGAAAAAATTGATAAAAAACACATCCAAATAACTAATAATGAAAATGAATCATTTTTTGAACGATTGGTTAAATGTTTACAAAAAGTTGATGAAGATTATATAATATATTCACAAGAAGATCATATATTTTATGATAATGTTGATTCTCAAAAATTAGAAGAATTATTTTTATTTTTTAGTGAAAGCAAGTATAGTTCACTTCGTCTTATAAAAAGTGGAGAATTAGCGGGAAGAAAGATAAAAGAGGGTATCTATGAAATACCCAGAGAATCTCCATATTTATATTCTCAGCAAAGTGCCATATGGAAAAAGAAGGATTTGATTAGGTTGATGAATTTTTATCAACCTGTGACGTTTAGAGATGTGGAGGCGTATGGAAGCCTTGCGATGAATAATATAAATCAGCGGAGTTGTTATTGTTATTATAGTGAGCCACGCAGAGGAAGTTTACATTGGGATTCTTATGTCTTTCCCTATATTGCAACGGCCATAGGAAAAGGTAAGTGGAACTTATCTCAATATCCAATTTTATTAAAAGAGGCACTAGAGGAATATTCGATAGATTATAGAGTGAGGGGTATTTATGGAAGTCAAAATGGTCATATTTGATCTTGATGGTGTTTTAGTTGATGCATGTGAGTGGCACTATGTAGCACTAAATGAAGCTCTAGACGAAATAGCTAATTATAAAATTTCTTATGCCGAGCATATCAAGACATTTAACGGAATCCCCACTCGGAAAAAACTAAAAAAACTCACAGAACTTGGGTACATAAGACAAGAAGATCATAAAAAAATCAACAATCTTAAACAAGAAAAAACAATCCAGATTATAGATAAATATGCCACTGTAAGCCGCGAAAAGATTGAACTTTTATCTTTTTTAAAGAAAAGAGAAATTAAAGTTGCTTGTTATACAAACAGCATTAGAAAAACAGCTAATATGATGTTAGAGAGAACAGGGATTGTTGATTTTTTTGATCTAATATTAACAAATCAAGATGTCTGCGAGCCAAAGCCAAGCCCGGAGGGGTATTTAAATATAATTGAACATTTTTCTATTGATAAGAAAAATACAATTATTGTAGAAGATTCTCCAAAAGGGCTGGAAGCCGCTATAAATTCCGGGTGTTTTGTGGTAAAAGTCAAAAACCCGGCAGAAGTCAATGTAAAAATGATAAGGGAGTTCATTTCATGAAAGTGCTTATTCCGATGGCGGGAGAGGGTAGTCGCTTTGCAAAAGAGGGGTATACTTTTCCAAAACCTCTAATAAATGTCAACGGGAAACCGATGATACAAGCCGTGGTTGAAAATTTAGATTTCAATTGTGAGTATATTTTTCTTATTAGAAAGTCTCATCTGGATAAATATGACGGCCTTGTTTATACCTTAAGCAAAATTACAAACGGAAATTATAAATATGTAATAGTGGATGAGCTAACAGAGGGGGCGGCATGCACAGCGCTATTGGCGGAAAAATATATTGACAATGATGAAGATCTTCTGATAGCAAATTCAGATCAAATTATCGAATATAGCAGAGAAAATTTTGAAACTCTAAAGAGTCTAACCAACGTTGACGCAATTGTATACACGTTCAGTGATGTGCATCCTAAATGGTCGTTTGTAAAAACTAATACCAGAGGATTCGTCATAGAAGTGGCAGAAAAAAAGCCAATCTCAAATATTGCAACGTGTGGAATTTATTGGTATCGTCGTGGATCTGATTTTGTAAAATATGCAAAAAATATGATAGACAAAGATATTCGTGTTAATAATGAATTTTATATTGCACCGGTATATAATGAGCTAATTGCCAATGGAAAAACTTTGATTCCATTTTACGTCAATAAGATGTGGGGAATAGGAACCCCAGAAGACTTGGTAAATTATACTAATAATTTGAAAGAAAATTAACATGACACTTGATAGAATTGATCTAGTATTTCCCTGCGCTGGTCGCGGGGAAAGATTTGGAAATAAATTTAAACCTTTTTTAAAAATTGGGGACTTAACTTTTTTAGAAAAAGCATATGAACCGTTTATAAAATGGGATAAATTCATCAACAAAATATACATAATTATTACAAAACAACAAGAAATTGATTACAAAGTTTCTTCTAAGGTTAGGGCCCTTTTTTCTGATAAGGTGCAAGTTCTTTTACTCGACAAAGAGACACGAGGTCCTTTACAAACTTTTTGTAAAGGTTATATTTTTGAAAAAAATAGTCTGAACAAGAAAGAGGATAAAAAATCTTCTGTGATCGTATGCGACTGTGATCATTCTGTTAATGTGGATCTTTTATTTGAAAGTATAGTAACAAAAAAACAAACTGATATCATAATACCAACTTATAAAATTGAAGAGAAAGAGCAGCATAATTGGTCTAAAATATTATTAAGTGACGGCAAGATTCAAAAATTTGCTAATAAAGAAAAAGTTGATTTCAAGAAATATGATGTGAGAGGCATCATAGGATGCCTATTTTTTAGAGATTATAAAAGTTTTCTCAATATCGAGGAAAAACAGATAGAATTTTTTGAATTTATGCAAAACGAATTTGTGAATGGAAAGGGTATAGAATTAGCGGGAGTTAAAAATGCCTATTTTTATGGTGACGAGCCAATGCTGCAAGCATGCTTAGAAAAAAGGAGAGGAGAGTGTACTATTTTTTGCGATATTGACGGCGTGATAATAGAGCATAAAGATCATTCAACAAACGAAAAAGAATCAAATATCGTAATCGAAGGATTTCACAAGTTGAAAGAACTATCCGAACAGAATCACAAAATTGTTCTTACGACTGCTAGAAGTTCAAAAAATAGAAAAAAATTGGAAAGAATGCTTAAAGAAAAGGGAATATATTATGATGAACTGATTATGTCCCTACCTTCTGGCCCTCGATTTTTAATTAATGATCGAAAGCCAAAAAAACCTTTCACTTCACAGGCAAATTCCTATGAAGTGGAAAGAGATCGTGGTCTAAGTTTGTTTGACATCGACAGAGTTCTAGATTCTAATAATATCAAAATAGTTTCAGATATGAGTGCCAACTCTTTTGCTAAAACTTATCTATTGAAAAACGGCGAAAAACATTTTGTAAGAAAGCACATTTTCAAAGAAGGGAGAGAAAAACACTACGGCCAGTTAAAAAGGCAAAAAAATGATATAGAGAGGATGAACTTTATTGCAAAAGGCGTATGTCCAAAGATATATTGTGAGCATGATAGTGATATTGAATATTATTACGATATGGAATATCTTTCTGGGTATAAACCTCTTTCTGAGTTCGACGACGAAGGTGTTGTGTTATTTGCTTTGGAAAAGATTCTAGATGTAATGAGAAGCAGCATATACACTTACTCCACGCGTGTTGATCCTCTTGTTTGGGTGCATGAATTTTTACAAGAAAAAATATATCCAAAGTTTACAAGCTTCTCTTTGCTGGGGGAAGATTTTTTGACTATTATAGAAAGCGAAGAAATATGGATCAACGAGAAAAAATATGTAGGTTTGCGCAAACTTTTTGACCTTTTAGATTTTCAGGATTTAGGACCAAGGGAGATTAGTATTGTACACGGAGATCTGACGCTTGAAAATATTTTATATAACAACGAAAATAAAGATGTGCGTCTTATAGACATGGACGGTTCTAGGCTGTTTGATGCAAAAGAGTTGGATCTTGGCAAACAAGCACAGTCAATTATTGCCAACTATCAATCATGGAAATCGCTAGAAGGTTCTAATTTGATTAGATCTGTGAATATCGAGCAGAAAAAATTTATAACAGAAGAGAAAAATTACATTCACATTAATACACAATTATCAAATAATTTGTTCGATCGGTGGTCTTCTATTCTATCTGTCCCTCAAAGAGACACTATTAGGAAGGCATATTTCTACATGTCAACATATTTTATAAGATTTGTTCCATTTCGCCTACAGTTGGGTCGAGAGCATGGGATATATTCACTTTTGATGGCGATTGTGTGGCTTAATAAATTAATAACCGAGGAGTTTGAAAATGAAAATTGAAATATTTTATGATGGTTCAAGTGTGGCAGAATTTTGTAATTATCCTTTAGTAAGGGGGGTTACAACAAATATTTCCTTCCTAAAAAAAGCCGGGGTTAAGGATTACAAAAGTTTTGCTCTTAGTGTAATTCCTATGATGAATGGTCGCCCAATCTCTTTTCAGGTTTTTGACCCTACTCCGGAAGGCATTGAAAAACAGGCAAGAGAAATTTCTTCATGGGGTGAGAATGTATATGTGAAAATACCAGTTGTATATCCCTCCGGGGAGTCGGCAGTCCCTCTGATCAAAAAACTTTCAGACGAGGGTTTTAAAATTAATGTAACATGTGTCTATACTAGAGAACAAGTTGATGAAATTTATAAAGCAAGACTCTCCGGAGATTCAATTGTCTCGATCTTTTGCGGCAGGATTAATGATACTGGTACCGACGCGATGGAGATTATGTCCTATACTAATGAGCGATTTGTTTCTGATTCGCATATTA